TCAGCGCCGGAACGGCTTGTCGGAAAGCGGCTGATCCTGCGGCTTCTTCCTGGCGGAGGAGGAAGGCTGGAAGCGCGGCGCTGACGGCGGGCTTCCCCAATCCGGGGTATAGGTGATGATATCGTCCTTCAGACGAGTGTTATCCTTGTACTCATACTTTTTGGGGTGGCGGTTGGAGGGCTTGACGTTCATCTGCTCCGAATACTGGCGCTGCGGCGGCTCCGTACTCTCCTGCCGGTTTTTCTTTCCCCTGCCGCGTCTGCGGCTGCTTTTCTTCGGCGCGTTTTTGTCCTGCGCGTTCTTTTCTCCGGCCTGCTGGGAAGCTGTGTTCCGCCCGCCCTGGGAAGCGTCTTTGCGCGCGATCTCCTGTTTGGCGTCCCGGTTCTTCGAAGCTTGTCCCTGCTGCGCGCTTTTCTCCTGCGCGGCGGGGGGATTCTTTTCCGCCTGCCCGGTGGGCGCGGGATTCTTCTGGCTGTTCCGGCGGGCGCGGCGTTCCCTCGCTTCCTGGCGCCGCTGCTCACGGATGCGCGCCAGCTCCTCCTTCGGCGTCGGCTCCGTTTGCTGCTGCGGGAACGGGTGATCCTCCACCGTCTCAATGTTGCCCTTCGTCAGGCGCAGGATCTGATCAAAATCCGCATGCTCGTCGGCTGTGCAGAACGAAATGGCCGTACCGTCAAGGCCCGCGCGGCCCGTGCGGCCGATGCGGTGCACATACGTCTCAGGCACCTCGGGAATATCAAAATTGATGACATGGGAGAGCTCATAAATATCGATACCGCGCGCCGCGATATCGGTGGCCACAAGGACGCGGCAGCGCCCCTCCTTGAATGCGGCCAGCGCTTCCTGACGGGCATTCTGCGACTTGTCGCCATGGATGGAGCGCGCGGAAAAGCCCGCCCGGCTCAGATCCCTTGCGACGCGATCCGCTCCGTGCTTGGTGCGGGTAAAGACCAGCACGGAAACCAGTTCCGGGTTCGCGAGCAGGTGAGCCAGCAGTTTGCGCTTGTTCTCCCGGTCGACAAAATAGACGTACTGGCGGATCTTTTCCACCGTCGTCGCGGGCGGCGCGACCTGTACCACCGCCATGTCGTGCAGCAGCCGATCGGCGATCTCCTGGATTTCCGGCGGCATGGTGGCGGAAAAGAGCAGCGTCTGCTTCTTCTCCGGCGTTTTGTCGATCACGCGGCGGACGTCGTGGATAAAGCCCATATCGAGCATGCGATCGGCCTCGTCCAGCACAAAAATCTCCAGATCGGCAAGGCTCACATGGCCCTGGCCGATGAGATCGTTGAGCCTTCCCGGCGTCGCGACCAGCACATCCACGCCCTTTTCGAGCGCCTCCACCTGCGGAGCCTGTCCCACCCCGCCGAACACCACGGCGGAGCGCAGGCCCAGATGCTTTCCGTACAGCTCAAAGTTCTCATAAATTTGCAGCGCCAGTTCCCGCGTCGGTGTGAGCACCAGAGAGCGGATCGGGCGCTTTCCCTTTGGCGCGGGGCGTTTTGCCAAAATTTGCAGGATCGGCACGGCAAACGCTGCTGTTTTGCCAGTCCCCGTCTGGGCGCAGCCAAGCAGATCCCGGCCCTCGAGCACAGGCGGAATCGCGGCCTGCTGGATCGGCGTCGGCTCCTGGTAGCCTGCCTGCCGCAGCGCATTCAGGATCGGAGGGATCAGATGAAGCTCTTCAAACGTCATACTATACATCCTAACTTCACATATTTCTTCTCTATTGCGATAGGCACAATGGCCTTCTGTTTTATTATCATCAAAAATTCACGCACAAAAAAGTGGACCGGCGGAAAAAGTAAAAAAACCGCCGGACGCTGAATTTTCTCTATTATCGCACAACTTCCCTCTTTTTTCAACTCCCCGCACCGGTTTCCGTTTGTAAAAACGGAAAAAGATGGTTGACATTTCCTGACATTGCGGCTATAATGGACAACGCAGAAACAGAACATATGTTCTAAATTATTCTCATGATGTTGACCAAATTCAACTTTGCAGAAAAGAAAGGGGAGACAGCTATGGCGGGAACCGGAATGTATGAAGAGGCCAGGCGCTTTCTGCGGGAGCCGCAGGAGGCTGTGCGGGAGCTGGCGATCCGTATGGAGCAGCTTCGCCGCTGGCGGGAGCTCTCCGACCGTGTCACGTCCGTTTTGGGGACAGTACGCGTACAAGGACAGCCGCAGGGGAACCGCGTGGAATCGTGCGCCTGTGAAGCCGCCGAACTGGAGGAGGAGATCGAGCGCACGCGGGAAAGGATCCATACGCTGCGCCGCAGACAGGAATCCGTGCTGTCGCGCGTGGGGGACGCGCGGCTTTCCGAGCTCCTGCGGCTTTACTACCAGTGCAGCTTCACCTGGGCGGAAACAGCCGATCATATGGGCTACTCCGAGCGTCAGATCATGCGCCTGCACCGCCTTGCGCTTGAACGCGTGCAGAAAATTTTGCAGGATGACAGGGAATGTCACCTCGCGTCATAGCATGTCACACCGCACCTGTGATATCGTTACAATCAGGAAAACACAGCGGGGGATCGCAGCCGGAAACGGAGGCGGTCCCCCGCCGCGTTTCCCGAGTTTCAGAAGAAAGGAGGAATCTTTGTGAGCTGCTGCCGGAACGGCAAATGCGTGTACAACCCCAAATGGATGACCGGGGTAAATTTCTGCGTGCTGCCCTTATGCCCCTTCGCGGGCAAGGGAAAACGCCGAAAGGAGGAAGAAAAGCGCGGGAAATGAGGAAAAAGGAATTCTGGAGCAAAGAGGAAGGGCTGCATCTCGCGGAATCGTGGGCACGGGAAGGGGAGGATGACGCGGCCATTGCCCGCCGCATGGGAGTGCCGGAATCCACCCTGCGGCGCTGGCGGCGCGCTTCTCCAAAGCTGGATGAAGCGATCCGGCGCGGGCGCGGCGCGGCCTGGGAGGTGGAGAGCGCCCTTCTTCGCACGGCAACCGGCTACAACAAGCCTGTGACCAAGACGTATAAGGTTAAATGCGTCGAATACGATCCCACCACGGGGAAAAAGGTGCAGGAAAAGGAGGAGCTGCAAACAAGCGAGGAAAAGGTGCATGTGCCGGGCAACACCACGGCACAGGTGTTCTGGCTCAAGAACAGGCGGCCCGATCGCTGGCGCGACAAGCCCGGCGTGCCGGACAGCCAGCCGGAGGAGGACGACAATTTCTTTGCGGCGCTCGCGGAGGCGATGGAGCATGAGGTTTGAGCGGATCTCGAAAAAGCAGCTTGAAATCTTCCGCTTCATCCACGAGCCGTATTCCGCCCTGATCTGTGACGGGGCTGTGCGAACGGGCAAAACCATCCTGATGACGGCGGCTTTTCTGGAATGGGCCATGCACGCCTTTTCCGGAATGAGCTTCGCGCTGTGCGGAAAAACGAAAGCCTCCGTGGAACGCAACATCATCGAACCGCTGCTCGCCCTGCAAAGCGTCGCCAGGAAATACAACCTGTGCTATTCGCGCTCCCTCTCCCTGCTTACAGCGGAATTTCGGGGAAAGCAAAACAGCTTTTATCTCTTTGGCGGACACGATGAATCGAGCTACATGCTCATTCAAGGCATGACGCTCGCGGGCGTGCTGCTCGACGAGACAGCGCTGATGCCGCGATCCTTTGTGGAGCAGACCGTCACCCGCACACTGAGCGTGGACGGAGCAAAGCTGTGGTTCAACTGCAACCCCGTTTCCCCCTCCCACTGGTTCTACCGCGAATGGGTCTGCCGGGCGGAGGAACGTGGCGCCAAACGGCTGCACTTTCTTCTGGAGGACAATCCCGGCCTGAGCCAGAAGGCGATCGAGCGGGCAAAGGCCAGCTTTTCCGGCGTCTTTTACGATCGGTATATCCTCGGCAAATGGGTGGCGGCAGAGGGTCTGATTTACCCGCGCGCCGCAGAGGGCGAGGGAATCGCGGAAAGCATCCCACGCAACTACACGCGGTTTGCCGTCTCCGTGGATTACGGCACGCTCAACCCCTGCTCCATGGGACTCTGGGGCTACTGCGGCGGCGTATGGTACCGCTTTGCCGAATACTACCACAGCGGGCGCGAAAGCCGGACACAGCTCACCGACGAGGAATACTGCGACCGGCTCGAAAAGCTGGCGGGCGGCAGGCCGCTTGAGGCCGTCGTGGTGGATCCCTCCGCCGCCAGCTTCCTGGAAGCACTGCGCAGGCGCGGCAAATGGCCGGTGCGCCCCGCGGACAATGCCGTTCTGGCCGGTATCCGCGACACCGCCGCCGCGCTGCACGAGGGAAAAATCGCCGTGTGCGACTGCTGCGAGGGCGCTCTGCGGGAGTTTTCGCTGTACCGCTGGGACGAAGCAAGCGGTGAGGACCGGCCCGTTAAGGAGCACGACCACGCGATGGATGAAATCCGCTACTTTGTACGGACGATCCTGCGCGGCGACACGTTCAGCTTTGCATGATGACGGCGGGCCGGAGCAAAACGGATGCGCCGCGGCCGCTTCGGATCCGAAAAACGGGTCAATATGGGGCGGGAACGCCGCATCATGGGGAAACAGGAGGACATACAACATGACACAGGACAAGCAAACGATCGGAAAGGGGGGAATCGGATGGCAAAGCCTCTGAAGCTGGGAGTGTTCTCCTCCCTGCCCGCCCCGCCACCTTTGCCGCGCGGACTGGGGGAAGCGGGCTTTCTGGCACGGGAAGTGCGGGACTGGGAGACTTCCCGCACGCGGCGCAGGCAGCTTCTCGGAGAGCTGTACTACCGGGGCGAACAGCAGATTCTGCGGCACAAACGTACGGTGATCGGCCCGGAGGGTGCGCCCGTGGAGGTGACAAACCTCCCGAACGCGCGCCTGACGGACAACCAGTACGCCCGCTTGCTGGATCAGAAGGTCAATTACCTGCTGGGCAGGCCGCCGGTGATTGTCAGCGCGGACAGGGACTACGCCGAAGCCCTTCGCGGTATGCTGGGGCCCGGCTTTTTCCGCGCTCTGCGCGGGGCGGCGCATGACGCGCTCGCCGGTGGGTGCGCATGGCTGTTTGCCTGCCCGGACGGCGCGGGCGGCCTGCGGCTGCGCCGCTTCCGCCCCTGGGAGGTGCTGCCCTTCTGGGCGGACGCCGACCACACGGAGCTCGACGGCGCGCTGCGCGTCTGGGAGCGTGAGGAACACGGGGAGCATGGCAGAACCCGCGCGGGCTACGCCGAACTGTACACCCGCGACGGTGTGTTCCGTTTCCGACGGGAGGGACGCGCGCTTCTGCCGGAAAAGCCGTTTCATCTGCCGTACGTCACAGCGTCTCTCGAAGGGCGCGCGTTCCCCTTCAACTGGGACGCCCTTCCGCTGTTCGCCGTGAAGAACGGCCCGGCGGAGGTTTCGCTGCTCGACCGGGTGAAATCCTTACAGGACGCGGTAAACCTGATTCTCTCCAACTTTGTCAACGGGATGCAGGAGGACCCGCGCAACACCATTTTAGTCCTCGTCAACTACGACGGACAGAATCTCGGGGAATTCCGGCGCAATCTGGCGGCTTACGGGGCCGTCAAGGTGCGCAGCGACGCGGGCGCGCCGGGCGGCGACGTGAAAACACTCTCCCTCTCCGTGAACGGCGAAAACTACAAGGCGGTGCTCGATCTTCTCAAGCGCGCTCTGGTGGAGAACGCGCGCGGCTACGACGCGAAGGATCTGCGCGCCGCCGGAACACCGAACGAGATGAATCTGCGCTCTGTGTTCAGCGATGCGGATCTCGACGCGGACATGCTCGAGGCCGAGTTCCAGTCACTATTCCGGGAGCTTCTGCCGTTCGCGGACGCATGCCTGCGGGCGAAGGGCATGGCGGCTGGCGGTGCGGAAGCATCGCTGATTTTCAACCGCGACACCATTGTGAATGAATCGCAGGTGATTGCCGATGTGGCCGGTTCGGCCTCACTCCTTTCCCGCGAGACGCTGCTGGAGCAGCATCCATGGGTGGAGGACGTGCAGCGTGAACTGAAACGGCTGCGGCAGGAGCAGGCGGTTTCCAAAAAACAGGAAGGAGAATCCGTATGAAGCAGGAGTATTTGCAGGAGCTCGGCCTGTCCCCTGAGACGGCCGGACAGATCGCGGCGGAGTTTGCACGCGAGCTGGATCAGGCGCGCGGCGAGTGGGAAACGGCGCTGGCAAACGAGAGAAAGGAGGGGGCCGTACAGATTGCCCTAGCGCAGGCCGGGGCGAAAAATCTGAAAGCCGCCCGCGCGCTCGTCACGCTCGATCCCGACGCCGCCCTTTCCCCGGACGGCACGCTGCCGGGACTGGCGGAGCAGATCGAAGCGCTCAAAAGCCAGGAATCCACCGCTTTCCTCTTTGCCGGGACACAGGCTCCCCAGCTGACGGGCTTCCGTCCCGCCGAGGGGCTTTCCCCCGGAGAGGACGGCTCCCACGAAGCGCTGACGCTGGCGCAGGCGATCGAGCAGAGCATGCAATCAACGGACGACGACGAATGAGAAAGGACGGATGACACATGGCAGTAACACTCGAACAGGCAAAATTGAGCGTACAGGACAAGCTCTCTCCCCTGGTCATCGATGAATTCCGCAAATCAAGCTTTCTGCTTGACCGGATCCCGTTTGACGACTGTGTTTCCCACCCCGGCGGCGGCTCGACCATGACGTACAGCTACACGCGCGTCATCACCCAGCCGACGGCGGAATTCCGCGAGATCAACAAGGAATACACCCCGCAGGAGGCCGCGAAGGAACGCCACTCGGTGGATCTCAAGATCTTCGGCGGCTCCTTCCAGATCGACCGCGTGATTGCGGATCTCGGCGGCGCGGCCAATGAAGTAAGCTTTCAGATGGCGCAGAAAATCAAAGCGGCCTCCGCCCTCTTCACCGACACGGTGATCAACGGCGACAGCGAGGACGACAGCAAGGCCTTTGACGGTCTGGAAAAGGCTCTCACCGGCTCCTCGACGGAGTTCATCCCCGAGGCGGCGATCGATCTCTCCACCTCGCAGGCGGTGGACACGAACTACATGTATTTCCTTGACGCGCTCGACGAGTTTCTCATGGGACTGGACGGCGCGCCGGATTTCATCGGCGGCAACACCAAGCTGATCGCCAAGCTGCGCGCCTGCGCCCGCCGCGCCGGGATGTACCAGACCACGCGCAATGACTTCGGCCAGCAGGTGGAGCAGTACGGCTCGATTCCGCTGGTCGATCTCGGTGCGAAACCCGGCACCAACGATCCCATCGTGCCGATCCTTGACTCCGGGGACACAGGCTGCACGTCGCTTTACGCGGTGCGCTTCGGCCTGGACGGCTTCCACGCCGTCAGCCCCTCCGGCGTCGTTCCGGTACGCCAGTGGCTGCCGGACTACCGCACGGCGGGAGCCGTCAAGACCGGTGAGGTCGAGATGGTCGCCGCTGTGGCGCTCAAGGCCACCAAGGCCGCGGGCGTGATGCGCAAGATCAAGGTGAAGGCATGACGGAGCAGGAGGTCGCGGATCGCGCGCGCCCCTATGTGACGGCAGCCGGAACCGAAGCACGGGAGGACGATCTGCTCACAGCCTCCCGCCGTGCCTTGTGCGAGGCAGCCGCCCTGTGCAATGCCGAAGAGGCGCCCGACTCCCTCTTGGAGGAAACGGGCGCGCTGGCCGCCGGACTGTATCTGCTTTTTCCCGGCGCGGAGGGAGAAAGCGCGGGGCAGGCCGTCTCCGTGAAGGAGGGCGACACGCAGGTGCAGTTTTCCGAGGAAAATTCACCCGGCACACTGCGCCGCGCTCTGGCCCGGGATCTGATCGACGGGGCGCGGCGGGACTGCGCGCGGTGGAGGAGGCTGATCTGGTGAGTGTGCGGGAGGCTTTGGAAAGCCTGTATGACTGCTTTGCCACGGTGACGGTGAACGTACCGTACCGCGACGGAGCTGTGACACGCTTCCGGGAGGAGGAAACCATCACCCGCGCCCCGTGCCGTCTGTCGTTTTCCGGCGCAAGCGGCCAGACACTCTCCGGCCTGGAAACCGCCGGGGAAGCTCAGCCCTGGGCGCAGGCCGGACAGAGCGTCAAGCTGTTCCTCGCGCCGGAGTGGGACATCCCCGCCGGTTCGCGGATCACGGTGGAGGGGCGCGGCATCCAGCGCGTCTACGGGCGCAGCGGCCAGCCCGCTGTGTACGACTCGCATCAGGAAATCGCGCTGGCGCTGTGGCAGGACGACGCATAAGGAGGGAGGACGATGGCGCTTCAGGAGCTTCTCGAGGGCGCGGCACAGTCAGTGCGCGAAGTTTTTGGTCAGGACGTGGAAATCTATCTTGGACGTGCGGAGCAGGGCGTAAAGCGACCCTGCATCTTTCTGGAAGCGGAGGAGGGGGAGCGCCGCCCCCTCCCGTGCAGGCGGGAAGAACTCCTCTGCACGGTGACGGCGGATTATCTTCCCCGCAAAAACGACGACGCACCGCGCACGGCGGCGGAGCAGCTGACGCAGGCGCTTGCCGTGGTGCGGGTGAAGGGCGGCCCGGCCTTGCGGGGAACCGGTACGGCGGGCGAGGTAAAATCCGGGCGGGCACAAGCGTCCGCCCGCTACCGCCTCGTCCTTTCTCAAAAAGAGCAAACGCACGAAACCATGGACACCGTTTCCCTTTCCATGACGCTGCATGCGCCGGACGGGGAGACGGCCGACACAGAAACGGAGGAATGATCAGATGGCATACGGCGGAGGAACCTTTACCACCCAGAACAAGATTCTGCCGGGCGCTTACATTAACTTTGTGAGCGCGGCACGGGCGACAGCCGAGCTGTCGGCGCGCGGAACGGCAGCCATGCTGCTGCCCCTGCCCTTCGGGCCGCAGGGCGTGGTGACCAGCCTGAAAGCGGATTATTTCGCAGAGGAGGCGCCGCGTCTGTTCGGGTGCAGCGCAGACAGCAACGCGCTGCTTCCCGTGCGGGAGTTGTTCTGCGGGGCGGAAACGCTGCTCTTTTACCGTCCGGAGGGCGGCGAGAAGGCACACAGCACACACGCCTCGGCGAAATACGCGGGAACCGGCGGCAACAACATTCAGATTGTAATCCGTGAGAATGCGGAAAAATTTGACGTGGTGACGGTGGTAGACGGCGTGGAGATGGATACCCAGACCGTCTCCGCCGCGGAAGAGCTGGTGGAAAACGACTTTGTCACCTTCACGGAGGAAGCGCTCTCTGCCACAGCGGGCGAACCGCTGACGGGCGGCACCGACAAGGATCCGGAGAAATCCGACTACGAAGCCTTCCTGCGGGCAGTGGAGCCGTACACCTTCCAGACCCTGGGCTGCGCCTCGGAGGATTCGGAAATCAACAAGCTCTTTGTCTCGTTCACACGGCGCATGCGTGAGGAGGCCGGCGTGAAATTCCAGACGGTGCTCTACCACACCGCCGCCGACTATGAGGGCGTGATCAGCGTGGAAAATGAGGCGGAGGAGGACGCTCCCGCTCTTGTCTACTGGATGACGGGTGCGGCGGCAGGCTGCGCCGTGAACGCAAGCTGCTCGAACAAGATCTACGACGGCGAATACACCGTCCTGGCCGATTACACGCAGACCCAGCTGGAGGAAGGGCTGAAAGCCGGAAAGCTTCTGTTCCACCGCGCGGGCGGGCAGGTGCGCGTGCTCTCCGACGTGAACACGCTCACCACGTTCACCAACGAGCGCGGCGAGGATTTCGCCCTGAACCAGACCGTCCGTGTGCTCGACCAGATCGCCAACGATGTGGCCGTTCTTTTCTGCACCCGTTATCTCGGGCAGATCCCGAACGACGAAGCCGGACGGATCAGCCTGTGGAACGACATTGTAAAGCACCACCAGGAGCTGGAACGCCAGCGGGCGATCGAGAACTTCTCCGCGGAGGACGTGCAGGTTTCGGCGGGACAGACAAAGCGCAGCGTTGTGGTGAGCGGCCGCGTAACGCCGGTGTGCGCCATGGAACAGCTTTACATGACTGTGACCGTCGCGGGCGCGGCGTAAGGAAGGGGGAAATTTCATGCTGACCATGAATGCAAAAGATACCGTCTCCGCCGCGCTGGCGGAATGCTATGTAACCATCGGAGACAAGCGCTACAACTTCATGCAGGCAATCAATCTTGAGGCGAAGTTTGAACGCGAAAAATCCCGTGTGCCGATCCTCGGCAGGACGGGGCGCGGCAACAAGACCTCAGGCTGGAAGGGCACCGGAAAAGCGGCTTTTCATTACAATACATCCATCTTCCGCGAGCTGATGTACCGCTACAAATCCACCGGCGAGGACGTGTATTTTGACATTCAGGTGACGAACGACGACCCGACCTCCTCGGCAGGGCGGCAGACCGTCATCCTCAAGGACTGCAACATTGACGGCGGTGTACTGGCCCGCTTTGACGCGGACGCGGACTACCTCGACGAGGAAATGAGCTTTACCTTTGAGGACTTCGAGATGCCGGAAAGCTTCACTGCTCTCGACGGCATGGAATAAGGAGGAACGATCATGAGCTTGAGCGCGTTTCTTGCACAGAACGCCGTGCGGACGGAGCATGTCCTGTTCGCTGTCTCGCCCCGTTTTGTGGACGAGGACGGCGAGGCGGAGCAGTGGGAAATCCGCTGCCTGACGGCGGCGGAGGACGAATCCCTTCGCCGTTCCTGCGCCCGCTGCGTTCCGGTGCCGGGACGGCGCGGGCAGTATATGAGCGAGACGGACGCGGGGCTATACCTCGGCCGTCTCGCCGCCGCCTGCACCGTCTATCCCGATCTGAACGATCGATCCTTGCAGGACAGCTATGGCGTAATGGGCGCGGAGGAGCTGCTGCGCGCCATGCTGACAGCGGGCGAATACGCCGTGTATCTCGACAAAGTGCAGGAGGTATGCGGCTTTGCCCGCACCATGCAGGACGAGGTGAATGAAGCAAAAAACTGATCCGCGGCGGCGACGGGGAGGCTGCCGCCGCCTACGCCTGCCTGTTCTCGTTTTCGCTGATGCCGTCGCAGTATTTCGCGCTCAGCCGCCAGGAGCGCGCCTTTCTGCTCGCGGCTTTGCAGGTACATGCGGAGCGGGAGGAAGCAAAACGATGAGAAAGGAGGGAAACCATGGCAAGAAAAACGGTTCTGAACGCGGTGCGGCTCGCCGCACGCCGCCTGTTCCGCGCGCCTGCGCTGGAGCGGGCAGCTCCCTCTTCCGGAGAAGCGTTTTTTCAGCTGGATAGTGTCCTCCCTCCAGCACAAGAGCGTACCTCCCTCTTCCCCGCCGTCCGGACGTCCGCAGCACTTTTACCCGGCGCACGGCAACGGACAACGGAAAGCGCGGCGCGTGGGGGGACGCCCTTTGTCACCGCCGGGACGGAAGAACACATGGCTGCAAAAACCGTTGTTGGGCGCGACGAAGTGCAGGTCACCCCGTTTTCCACCAAGATTCCCCGTGCGGTGGAAAACGGGAATACAAGGGATACCAACGCAGAGATCGGGCGTACATTCCCCTCCTTGATAATGGGGCAGGAGAATATCACTGCCGCCCCTGTATGGAAGCGCAGTCCTGTGCTTTCGGTGCTGCAAGCGGATCCTTCAGTCCTTTCCCTGGCGGGAATAATGGACCATGTGGCAATACGGCAGACGGCCGCGAGCGCAGCGGCGGAACGCACACAGGCATGGCATCAGCCCGTCCGGGCGGAACCGGTGGAAAACACGGCAACACGGCAGACAGCCGCGAGCGAGGCGGTGCAGCGCGCGGCGGCATGGCGGCAACCCGCCCGGGCGGAAACGGCGGAAAATGCGGCGGCGCGGCAGACAGCCGGGAGCTTAACGGCGGAACGCACGGCGGCATGGCACCAGCCCGCCTGGGCAGAACCGGCGGAAGATGCGGCGGCGCGGCAAACGACCGCAAGCGCAACAGCGGAACGCACGGCATCATGGCGGCAGCCCGCCTGGGCGGAACCGGCGGAAGATGCTACAGCACGGCAAACAACCGCAATCGCAACAGCGGAACACTCGGCGGCATGGCGGCAGCCAACCCGGGCAAGAGTCACCCAAATGGTGGAACACACGGAACCTTCTTCCGCACTTTCCACCGGCACGCTCCGCTTTGTGGAAAACAGTCCCGCTCTCGCGACTGCCGTTTCGGACAGAGAGGAAACATCAGGCAGCCGTTTCTCTGCGGCGCTGCAATCCGCGGGGGAGGAAAGCCTGTCCTTTCTGCCGCACCCGGTGCGGGAAAACGCCAGCACTTCAAGCACATCGGAACAAACGGCGCGCGCCTCCCCCACCGTGCGCCGAAAGGAAACCGCACCGTCCCCGGAGGAATTCTGGAATCAATGGGCGCGGCGATTTGCTGGGGAGCTCCACAGCTCCCCCGAGGGGGTGCATGGATAAATGGGTTATCAGTTTTATCTTGACGGTGTCCTGCTTCCGGTGACGCCGGGACGCATGACGCAGACCATCAAAAGCCGCAACGGCACCGCGCGGCTGCTCAGCGGGGAGGAAATCAACCTCCCCGAAGTCCCGGCGCTCCGCGAGGTCGACCTGGAAGTACTGCTGCCGCACCGGTATTATCCGTTCGTCAACCGGGACTGGAAATCTCCCGCCTGGTATCTCAATTTCCTTGACCGGCTCAAGACGGAGCAGAAGCACGTCCAGTTCATCGTGTACCGCAAGGGGATGGACAACTCCCTGCGGTTCGGGACCAACCTCACGGTTGCGCTGGAGGATTACACCGTGGAGGAGGACGCGGAAAATCTTGGCGACGATGTGCGCGTGACCATGCGTCTGCGCGAATGGAAGCCATGGTCTGTCAAGACTGTGAGCCAGGCGGAATACGGTACAACCGTGGACAGCGCGCGGGAAACCTCCGGCGCGCCGTCCGGCGGGACTTACACTGTGAAAAAGGGGGATTGCCTGTGGAACATCGCAAAACAGTTTTTGGGAGACGGGACGCGGTACAAAGAGATTTACAATCTCAACCGCGACAAGATCGTCAATCCGAACCTGATTTATCCCGGTCAGGTGCTGATACTGCCATAAAGCAAAGCCATGGCCGCTGAGCTGGTTGCCGAGCAGGACGGCTCTGTCTTCCTGCCCGTAACGCTCGGCGGGGTGGAATGGACGACACAGCGCAGCGGCGCACCGGGAACGCTCTCGTTCACCGTGCTGGAGGACGACGGTTTTCCCGTCCTGCGCGAGGGGTGCCGCGTGAGCCTGCGGCTGGACGGCAAGGGGCTGTTCTGCGGCTACATTTTTACACGGACACAATCCGGCCGGCGCCAGGTACAGATCACAGCTTACGACCAGCTCCGCTATCTGCGCAGCCGCGATACACTGGTTTACGCGGGGAAAAAAGCCTCCGATCTGCTGCGGATTCTGGCCGCTGATTTCCGGCTCTCGCTCGGCACGGTGGAGGATACCGGCTATGTGATCCCGCTGGGCACGGAGGAAAACGTCCCTATCTGGGATATGCTTGAGAACGCGCTGGATGAGACCTATCAAGCCACAGGACGGCGGTATGTCCTGTATGATGACTTCGGACGGCTTTGCCTGAAAAGCGCCGGAAGCCTGATCCTCCCCCTCCTGCTTGACGGGGACACCGTGCAGGGTTTTTCCTGCGAGGAAAGCATCGACAGCGAAACCTATACCCGTGTGCGTCTGCTCTATGAGGACGGACGGCGCGGCGTGCGCCAGCTTTTTTCGGGCGCGGATGAAGCCTTGGAGGAGCGCTGGGGCGTGCTGCAATATTTTGAAAAGCTTTCGGATCCCACCGGCGGACAGCAGCGTGTCTCCTCCCTTCTGCGCGCTCACAGTGAGCCCTCCCTGACCGTGACGGTAACGGGAGCGCCGGGCCACCCCTCGGTGCGGGCCGGTGTTTCCCTGTTCACGGATCTGCCCGGTGCCAGCCGGACGATGGCCGTGGAGAGCGCCCGGCATGTATTCCAAGGCACGGCGCACACCATGGATTTGGAATTGAGAAAAGGAGAGTGAACCTACTATGGCAGAATCTGCGGTGGAGCTTGTCAAGCGCGCGGCCGTGGAGGCCGTGCAGGCCAAAAAGCCGCTGGAGCTCCGCTTCGGCAGCGTGTCCGGCGTCTCTCCCCTCTCCGTCAAGGTGGAGGAGAAGCTGGCGCTTACAAGCGAATTTTTGATCGTCCCCCAGCGCCTTTCCGATCTGGAGCCGGGGGATTTTGTGGCTCTGCTGCGCATGCAGGGAGGCGGACGGTATCTGGTGCTGGATCGTTTGGGAGGAACCGCATGACGCCGCGCGCAAGCACCTCCTCCCCGCCGGTTTTCGGGGAAATCATGCCTTCGAAAACCTTCCGCCTGCGGGAGGAGGAGGCGCGCACCGCCGGGTGGATTGACGGGCTGGACGCTGTCAGACAAGCGATCCGGCTCATTCTCTCGGTGGAGCGGTATGAGTGGCTGATCCACAGCTGGAATTACGGTGTGGAACTGCGGGATCTGTTCGGCAAGCCGCTCTCCTTTGTGCTCCCGGAGCTGGAACGAAGAATCCGCGAGGCTCTTTTGCAGGATGACCGCATCACGGACGTGCGGGACTTTACCTTCACGCCGGGGCGCGGCGGAAAGGTGACAGCGGCGTTTACCGTTGTGACGGTTTTCGGAGAGCTTCGCGAGGACAAGGAGGTGACGCTGTAAATGTATGAGGAGATCACTTATGAAGGGCTGCTTTCGTCCATGCTGACGGCAGCGCTGGCCGATCAGCCCGGACTGGACGCTCGCGAGGGTTCCGTGCTCTGGTACGGGCAGGCCCCAGCGGCGGCGGAAGCGCAGAATTTGTATATCCAGCTCGACGCGGTGCTCAATGAGACATTTGCGGACACGGCTTCACGCCCTTACCTGCTGCGGCGCGCGGCGGAACGCGGGCTGACGCCGAAGCCTGCCTCCTGCGCGCTGATCCGGGGGGAATTTCTGCCGCAGACGTTGGAAATCCCCATCGGAACGCGCTTCAATCTCGGGGAGGTCAACTACGCGGTGGAGGAAAAGCTGGATCCGGGCTCGTACAGCCTGCGCTGTGAGACGGCAGGAACCGTGGGGAACGATGTTCCCGGCGGCCTGACACCGGTGGAATATGTCTCCGGGCTTCAGAGCGCTTCAGCAAAGGAGCTTCTGATCCCCGGCACGGACGAGGAGGAAACGGAAGCCTTTCGCGCGCGCTACCTCGCAAGCTTTGTTTCGCAGGCTTTCGGCGGAAACGCGGCGGACTATCGCGAAAAGGTGGGAGCCATCGCAGGCGTGGGCGGCGTGAAGGTATATCGCGCCTGGAACGGCAATCTTTCCCCGGAGTACCTGCGCCCGCCGGAGGAATGGGAGGACTGGTTTGCCGCCCTGCCGGAGGAGACGCCGGAGAGCGTCTCACAGTGGCTGAGCAGCGTATCGCTCGCCGCGTCGGAAGGACTTCTGACCACGGGCGGCGTGGTACGGCTGACAATCCTGGACAGCACGTTTTCCCCTCCGTCGGCCGAGCTGGTGGAGCAGGTGCAGCAGGCGGTCGACCCGCAGGACGAGACAGGCGAAGGCAAAGGCTTCGCTCCGATCGGACATGTGGTGCTTGTGGAGGGCGTCGTGGGGCGGGAGGTGGAAATTTCCGCTTCCTTCACTTACCAGGACAGCTGGGGCTGGGAAGCCTGCCGCCCGTATCTGGAGCAGGCGGCGCGTGACTATCTTCTCTCTCTGCGCAAAACCTGGGCAGACTCCTCCAATGGACTGACAGTGCGGATCAGCGCGTTGGAAAGCGCTTTTCTGTCCTGTCCCGGCATCCTGGACGTGACAGGAACCACGCTTTGCAGAGAAGCATCCAACCTGGAATTATCCGGCGACGAGGTGCCGGTGGAAGGGGTACTGCATGGATCGTAAGCTTTTCGACTATCTTCCGGACGCACTGCGCCCCTATCGGGAGCTGCGGGCGATTGCCGCGGGACAGCAAGCTTTGTTTGAATCGCTGTGGCAAGCGCTTGACCGGGCGCTCGACGATCAGTTTGCCGGCACCGCAGGCGACTACGCACTCACACGCTGGGAACACATGCTCGACATTTCCGCGCGCGCAACGGAAACACTCGACGAGCGGCGATCCCGCGTGCTGGCCCGGCTGTGCGAGCAGCTTCCCTTTACCCTGCACACACTCCGGCTTCAGCTGGAAACGTTATGCGGAGCGGGCGGATTTACCATCGAGCTCTTTTCCGGCAACAACGCCCTGCGCGTGCGTGCCCCGCTTGCTCTGCGCAATTATCAGGAGGATATCCGGGATTTGCTCGAGCGTGTGGTACCCTCCGCTCTTTGGATTGATTTTGATCTGGAACGCAATTCACACCGTAAGCTTGCGAATTTCACACACGCTTGTCTTGCGCAATACACACATGAAGATCTGGAAAACGAGGTGATTCAGTTTGCCTGACCGCACAAAAAATTACCAGCTCCCTCTCCCGCTGGAAGAAGAATATTACAGCATTGCCGTGGTGAACGAAACGACGGAAAAAATTGACGCGCAGCTTCGGGTGAACGCGGACGAAGCAAAGTCCCTGCGCACCGATCTGACATCGTATGCGGAGCAGCTGACCGCGTCCTCAGAAGAGCTTTCCTCCGAAATCGAAGAGCTCCGCGCCGACCTGGATTCCCTCTCCGGGCAGATTTCCACGGAGGTTGGGGAAAACGTTGCGGAGCTGGCAGGGCGTGTGGCAATGAACGAATCGAAGATCGCAACGCTCTGGGACGCAATCTTTACGAACATCACCGGCAACCCGTTCACGGTGGCCTTCTCATCGCTCTCCGGCATCACGGTGACGGCGGGCGTGTGGAACACCGCGAAGGCGCGGCTGGAATGCTGAAAGGGGGTGAAATCGGACAATGGCAACTTTGAACAGCCTGGCCTTAAAGAGCAAGGTCAAGTTTGGCAGCATCTATGGGAAGCCGATTGTGTGGCTGGTGGCGGCCAAAAATCACAGCGGCTATCCTTCCGGAAGCGTAACGCTTGTGACCAATCAGATCATCAAGCTAATCTGCTTCGACGCTAAGGAGCCTTCCAACACGTACAGAGACCGCAGAGACTACGGAAATAACCGCTATATCTACTCCAACCTGCGCCAATGGCTCAACAGCAACGCTGGAGCCGGTCAGTGGTATACCGCGCAGCACTCGGCGGATCAAGCGCCTGACTCGTACCACGTCTGGCAAAGTAAGTGCCCCTATGACACTATCGCTGGCTTCCTCAACGGCTTCACAGCCAACGACCGAGCCGCTCTGCTTTCCACCACCCTCACGGTAGGCAAGAGTTCGACAGACGGCGGCGGGACTGAGACCTGTACGGACAAGATTTTTCCCCTGTCCTGCACGGAGGTTGCTCTCTCTGGCGACCATGTATGCGGCAGCAAGCTGGCAATCTTTAGCGACGACAGCAGCCGCATCGCGACCGTCTCGGCCTCTGCCGCTGATGACGCCAACTTCGGATCTTTTGCCAATCAGGCGCATTCCTACTGGCTGCGGGACGCCCGGGCCGAGTCGGCCGACGATGCCAGCAACGTCTATACCAAAGGCACATTGATCGCGAAGGGTGCCTACGTCAGCGACTGCGGCCTGCGACCCGCTTGTAATCTGTCAGGCTCTTTAACTATTTCGTCCACAACAGATTCCGACGGATGCTATACGATTTCCTACAACACACCGCCCGTTATCTCCGGCTCAAACGGCGCGCTCGGTACCTTCGGCGACACGCCCCCCACGTATCAATACACCGTGACGGACGCCCAGGGCGGCACCGTGAGTGTGACGGAAAAGGTGGACAGCACCACCCTGCGCACCTACAATGTTTCCCTGGGAAACAAAAACACACTCACGATCCCCACCGCCACCTGGAAAAGCCTGTCCAACGCGGGCCATACGCTGACCATCACGGCAAAGGACACGCAGGGCGCAACCGCCACCCGCACGCAAACCTTCACCAAAAACGCCACCGCTCCCGTCATCTCCGGAAGCAACGGAAATCTGGGAAGCTTCGGGGAAAACATCCCGTCCTACCAGTACACCGTGACGGATGCGCAGGGCGGTACAGTCAACGTGACGGAAAAGCTGGACAGCACCACCCTGCGCACCTACAAGGTGACGCTGGGGAGTGCCAACACGCTGACCTTTTCGGCGGATGCCTGGCGAAAAATCCTCAACGGCAGCCACACCCTCACCATCACGGCAACGGATCCGCTGGGGCTGACCACTACCCGCACCCAGACCTTTACGAAAAAGGTCACATCCTGCACATTCGCCACCGCCGCCGCCCTGCCCGCCGACGCCATGCCGGATCGCTGCATCGTCAATGTACAGGGAGCATTTCCTGCGGGCAGCTCGCTGAAGGTGGAAATCTGCAACAACGGCAACGACGCGTCCCCCACCTGGGAGAACATCACGCAGAACGCGCTCAACAATCAGAAATATTTTTTCACCAACAAAACCAAGACGGCGTCCGCCTGGGGCGTCAAGCTCCGCGCCACCCTGTCGCGCGGCACAGCTTCCGGGGAGTGCTACATTTCGTCGATTGGAGGGAACTACCAGTGATTTACCATCGGGAGGACAGTATTCAGGCCATCCGGGAGGAGGAACAGCAGGCGGAGCGGCTGGCGCAGCAGTCTGTGGAAGCGGCACGGGTGTTCGCCGCGTCCTCCGTCTCTCTTTCCGACGATCAGGCGCTTGCCATGCCGGAGCTTTTCCCCATGTGGGAGGATGTGCTGGCGGCGGGAAACAAGCTGGCGGAAGGAAGCGTCCTGCGAGACGGAGAAACGCTGTACCGCGTGGTGCAGGCCGGCGGCGTGACGCCTCAGGAAAACCAGCCGCCGCACGGGGAGGGGATGCTCGCCGTTTACCGTCCCATCGAGACGGAGCACGCCGGAACGCAGGAGGATCCCATCCCCTGGGTGTACGGTATGGACTGCCGTGCGGGACAGTATTTCAGCTATGAGGGCCATGTGTACCGTGTGGCCGAGGGCGGGGACATGATCCCCTGCGTCTGGGCGCCCGGAACGCCGGGGCTCTGGCAGTGGGAACTGGTGTCCTGAGAAGGGAGGAAGCATGAAAGGAATTGACGTATCGAGCCATAACGGCTCCATTGACTGGGGAAAGGTAAAAAACGCGGGGATCGGCTTTGCGATCCTCCGCGCGGGCTACGGCAAGCACGCATCCCAGCAGGACTCCCAATTCACGGCCAACGCCGCCGGGGCGCTTCAGGCGGGGATCGCGTGCGGAGCCTACTGGTTTTCCTACGCCCTCACACCTGACGAGGCACGGGAGGAAGCGCAGCTGTGCGCCCGTGTTTTGGAACCGTACAAGGGAAAATTCCTCTACCCGGTCTATTTCGACTATGAA